AAGGGCTGTAATTTTGCTATAATCAGTCATGTGCATAACCTCCTGTGCGTCCATGTATGTGTCATTTACACTTAAAATTATGCACTCCATACCGCAGAGCCGTATTCCGTTCCTTGCCGGAACTTCTTCTTGTTGGCTGCACGCATTTTCATGATGAATTTCATGGCAACTCCAACTGCAACACCAACCAGCAGATCGATCGGGTGAAAAGACGGAATGATATGGGCAAACGCCGTGCCGAGATTGTTCAGGGCAGGGAGTATCTTTTCCGAAACGTCCTTACCCTCAGCCGTTCGGAACGAAAAGCTGATGATGTTACCGGCATAGCCGAAAATGACATAGGCGAGGTTATTGAGAACGAGTTTCTTTACTTTTTTGGCATCCATTCTCAACCTCCTAATGCGTCATTTCCTTGGACTTCTCACGAACCTTTTCTTTCTTCTTCGGTTCATGGGCAATCTGTTTTGCCATATCTTTGATCTGCTGTCGGGTGATCTCCGCACGGGGTTTCGTCAGTTCGCCTTGTTTTTCGCTGGCGAACTCCTGAAAAGCCCTCTTGAAATCTTCCATTTTACCTGCCTGAAAGAAAACGTGATAGGTATCACTGTCCGGTTCTTTCTTGACGGCATAGTCAATGTCATATTTCTTTGCTACACTCAGAAAATCCCCGATACCCTTGATCTCCACGTTTTCCAGCTTGCCGGAATGTTCCGACAGCTGTTTCATGGACACTCTGCCTTTTCGTCTGGATTTTCCTGAAAGAAAATCCTGCATGGCTGATTTCAGGACATCGGCTGTCAGTTCCTTGCTTTTGACCGACAGATCAATGGTTTTTCGCAAGCCTTTTTCAAAGTCTGTACTCATTCCGGAAATTCAAACACTGCGTCGATATTCTCATGCAGCCATCTGGAAAAATCCGATCTGACGGCATGGAACTTTTCTGCATCGTCATACTCTGCGATTACGATACCGTTTTCCGTATCGCCGTTCAGATAGACCATGAAACCATATCCGCTTCCGTCATCGTACTCACCGCAGGTGATACAGGAAACCGCATTGGAATAGTTGAACACGCTTCTGTCCTGCGAGATAATTGATAAGGTCATACGCTCACTCCTTTCCCGCTTACTTATTTCAGTTTAGCAAAATGAGAAGTTTAAATCTCTCAAGTATTTTCAAGTGCTTTTCAGTTCTCTAAAGTGTTTTATTGCTTTTTCAAACAGATTCAAGCAAAAAACAGGAAAGTTGTGACACTGTACAACTTTTTGAGAATCAAAAAAGGCTCTCCACCTTATCGGGTGAGAGAGCCTTTCTGCTTTCAGAACAACTTTTCAATTTCCTTTTCGCCAATATCAAGGTGATAGTAAATCCCCTGATAGGTCATAAACATCTCTTTGGAGATCGTCACAACCGCTTTATTTTCCAGATAGCGTTTGATCAGAATTTCTCTGCGTTCATTGTTTGGAATCAACAGAATCTTATCCAGTATTTCCTTTTTTACACGAGCAGATTTCGAGATCAGATCTTTCAGTTTGTTTTTTAGATCTGCTATTTCGTCCTGAAAAACATTGCTCATTGCATTCTCTTTTGCAATTTCTACCATACTGTCCAACTGCAGCTTCACACTTTTGATCTGCCGGTCGATCATGATATACTGCCACAAAAACTCTTTACCTGTCAAAATAGTAAACCTCCTGCATTCTCTTGATAAAATATCTTCCGTCCAGTCCGGACAGCAGTCCGAACCATTCTGACAGAAAAAAGCTTTCCAGTTCTGCTTTTCTGCGATATACAGAATCGCTTCGGGTATGGCTTCTGACGGCTAAGAGCGTGTATTTGTAACTTTCTGCTGCCACAGCGACAATGGCGTGAGCAAGCTGTATGTAGCCGTCAAGTGAAGCTGACATTCAGTTCACCGCTTTTCAGCTGTCTTTTCAGATCACTTACCAGTGTGTGATAGAGTGTTTCGCTGTCCGCTGACACATAGCGAAGCATTTCAAGGAACTTTTTGATTCCGAACACTTCCAGATTTACATCGAATACTGCCTTTTTGTCCTCGGTGAAAATATCCAGAATGATTCGAGCAATCTCAGCGGTATCCAGATCATCGAAATTGCCGACATTCACCAGTTCGCCGTTGTCAAGCAGTGCAAACACTGCATAGGGAATCACTCTTTCATCTTCAAGAAAAATTGATCTCTGTGCAAATTCTTTGACCTTTTGCATCATAATTGGTCTGCCGTACTCTGTTACAATCATTTTTTCCATATTTTCCATTGTAAAAACCTCCGTTATTTTCTTTCTGTCATGGTGTAGTAGCTTCCGACATCGTAAACAAGCCAGTTTTCCAGTTTGTATCTGGCGTAGTCACGTTCTTCTTCGGTTGCGTAGACCGCAAGGACAACCTCATCTCCAAGTGTGGTAAATGCAGTCACTGCAAATTCTACAATATCCGGATCAAAGGTGTCATCGATCATTTCACTGATGCTGCCGGTCTGTGTGTTCATAAAAACCGACTGGATCGTTGCGATCACATCGCAGTTCATTGTCATGCCGTCATAAGTTTTGATGATTCTCATTTGTGTTTTCGTCCTTTCTGTTTGTTTTGATTTCTTCACCCAAAAGCAGATTTTTGAGTGTTTCATAGCTTTGCTGTGCCTGTTTCATGCGATAGGAAATCCCTTTCATCGCAAAGGCGAATGTTGCAGGCAGAATGCGGTCAAATGTGCGTTCCTTCTTCAGATCAGTGCAGTTACCCATATCCGTAATGTCGATATTGGTGGTAACAATCATTGGCAGATTGGCGGAGATACGGGTATCCACAAGGCTGTGGACACGTTCCACTGCAAATTCTGTGCCACGCTCTGCTCCCAGATCATCAATGACGAGCAAGTCGGGAGCGGTAATGCTGTTCAGGTATTCCGCATATTCTGCTTCATTACAGAAACAGCTGCGTTCCACGATCTGCATGGAGGTCAGCCATTTGACGCTTACTCCCTGATCTAACAAGGCGTTTGCAATGCAGGCTGCCAGATAGGTTTTGCCTGTTCCCACATCGCCGTAGAGAAGCAGTCCTGTTCTGCCCATTTTCTCGAAGTTTTTGATATAGTTCAACCCGATCTTTTTGGCATCCGAAGATTCCACATCTGCAATGTCCGCTGACCGATAATGTTCTGGAATATTGGCAATTTTCTTGTTTTGTCTGATGACAGAAGCAAGCTGATATTCTGCTTTTTCCCGTTTTTCCTTTGCAGACTGGCAGGCACAGCAGCAGCCAACGATCTCCGGCATTCCCATTTTCGTAAACTGTTCCGGAAGTCGGAACTGCTTTGCTGTACCGCATTTTCCGCAGTGCCAAAGACCGTCCTCAGCAAGATAATCTTCTGCGTTCTTGTTCTTGATGAAGTTCTCTTCTGCATTTTCAGAGAGTGTCCGAAAAATGCTTTTCAGTGTATCATTCATTTTCTTTCCTTTCTGCTGTCAGATGCTCCATGATATGTTCAGGAGCAGTGTTCCAAAATTCCTTTGATACGCCGTATTTCAGCTGCATGATATTTTCCAATGGAGCGGTATCCGGTTCCTCCTTGCTGTATTTCAGGCGAAGAAGATATTCTTTCGTCAGGTCTGAGGAATATTCACGCACGATATAATCAGCTGAAATGTGGTAATGCTCACACAGGATCAGAAACCTGTCCCAGAAGCGAAAAACATTCTGCTGTTTCAATTCCTCCAGAGTATAGATACCCGATAATTTCGCCATTTTCTGAACCGTTTCCGCAAATGAGATCTTTTCGATCTTGCTGACAAATCCAAACACATCACCGCTTTCACCGCAGTGGAAACAGGTGTAGATCTCATCGTGAAAGAGATTCAGGGAATTGGTCTTACTGTGACAGAATGGGCATTTACAGCAGTCTTTCTCGATCACTTCGTATTTTTCCACCACCGAGGAAAGTGGATTTTTCATGCGGATAAACTCCAGTAATTCTGTATTGACAAACATTTTCTCACCTCACAAACTGGTCGAAAGGATTGACGTTAATGTCATATGCCGGACTTTGTGCAGGAGGTGTATCCAGCTGAGGATAGTCTTTGGAAACTCTTTCGACCACCCAGTTCAGAATCGTGTGATAATCTGACTTGTATCGTTTTCCGCTGGAAAGCTTATAGTTATTGAGAATCTCAATGCACTTATCCACGAAAGATTTTGAATGCTGATCTGTCAGCTTCTGATATTCTTCCTCCGTCATGGTTACAGCTTCTGCGTATTTTTTCTTATCCGCCTTTTTCTTCGTCGAAACAGGAGCAGTGCCATTTAATTCTTTCATATTTGATTCTTTCGTACTTGATATGTTAGTATTTAATTGACCCTGCTTATCTACACCCTGATTTTCAAGATACAGGTTTTCTGCATCTTGTTCCTCAATATCCGGAGAAGCTGCATTTTGCTTTGTTTCAGCTTGCTTTTTCGCCTGTATTTTGAGAAACAGATCCGGACATTCCAGACCGTCAGGGATATTCTCGTAAGGAATCTCGTAGATGTGATAGACGTACTCAAATCTTCCGCTTTTGGAGTAGTTCGGTGGAAGCTTCTCCAGATACACATACCGTTCGTCGATCAGTTCATGCAAAGCAGCACGGACTGCCGTTTCGCCCTCCTTGCAGATCTTCACCAGTCCTGCGATGGAATAGTTCCAGTCATCAGGCAGACCGAGTATTTTTGACATCAGCCCGATTGCCTTTAAGCTGAGTTTCTGATTTCTCAAATGATGATTACACATGATCGTGAAGTCGGTGTTCTTATGCACTCTGACAACCGATGAATTTGATACATTTGCCATAATAACCTCCGAATAAATAGAAAAAGCGTTCTTCACTGATATATGAAGAACGCTTCTCGTTTACCTATTCGATTTTCTTTGCAAATTTAAGCCTGTCTGCTTGTCTTAATTTCTGAATGTAAATAAATTATAAACAATGTGGTTCCCTTAGTTGGGTACGACCAGCCAAACCGAAAATTGTTTGATGTCATGACAAAGGGTTCCGGCGATGCCCGTATGCAGCCATTGTATTTTCTCATCACCACGGCAGGAACGGACACCAACAGCATCTGCTATGAGGTACATTCCAAGGCAAAGGATATTCTGGAAGGCAGAAAGCATGATCCGACTTTCTATCCGGTTATCTATGGTGCAGATGAATCAGAAGATTGGACTGACCCGAAGGTTTGGAAAAAAGCAAATCCAAGCCTTGACAAAACAATCGGTATGGATAAGGTGGTGGCTGCGTGTAATTCTGCAAAGGAAACTCCCGGCGAAGAGAACGCCTTTCGGCAACTGCGTTTGAATCAATGGGTAAAACAGGCGGTGCGTTGGATGCCGATGGAAAAATGGGACAAATGCAAGGTCGCTTTTGATGAAGAGATGCTTGCAGGTCGTATTTGTTACGGTGGTCTTGACCTTTCCAGCACAACGGATATTACAGCTTTTGTGCTTGTTTTTCCACCCACTGAAGATGAAGAGCATTATTACATCTTACCTTACTTCTGGTTGCCGGAAGAAACACTACCCCTCAGAGTAAGGCGTGACCACGTTCCATATGATGTATGGGAACGGCAAGGCTACCTGAAAACGACTGAGGGAAATGTGGTTCACTATGGTTTTATCGAAAACTTCATCGATGAACTGGGGCAGAAATTCCATATCAAAGAAATTGCTTTTGACCGTTGGGGTGCAGTGCAGATGTCACAGAATCTGGAGGGGTTGGGATTTACGATGGTACAATTTGGACAAGGATATAAAGACATGTCGCCCCCCAGCAAGGAGTTTTACAAGCTGTTGCTGGAAGGAAACATCCAGCACGGCGGCAACCCGATTCTTCGATGGATGGCTGGAAACGTCGTCACCCGAAGCGACCCTGCCCAGAATATCAAGCCCGACAAGGCAAAATCAACGGAAAAAATTGATGGTATCGTTGCCACGATTATGGCACTCGACCGTGCCATTCGCCACTCGGAAGAGCAGACCTGTGTCTATGATGAACGAGAACTGCTTGTGCTATAAGCACAAATACACGAACAAAACTTTGTGTCGTTTAGCGGCTTGCTATCTCCGCCGTTTAGAGGTAATATAACACTACCAAAAAACAGCAGGAGGAACAACCATGAACGCAAAAACAGAACAGCAAATCCAACGGATGAAACAACAGACCATCGGGGTGGAGATTGAGATGAACCACATCACCCGAGAACGGGCTGCCAGACTTGCCGCTGCCTATTTCGGCACGGACAGATGCGAATATACTGCCAGCCGAAACGGATACAGCACTTGGTCAGCATGGGATGCACAGGGCAGAGAGTGGAAGTTTCAACGGGACAACTCCATCTCCGGCATAGACACGGAAAAGTGCGAACTGGTCACGCCAATTTTAACCTACGCTGACATCGAACAGCTGCAAGAACTGGTATGTCGGCTGCGAAAAGCCGGAGCCATCAGCCACGCAGGCGTAGGAGCGGGGGTACACATTCACATTGGAGCAAGCGGACACACACCGCAGAGCCTGCGAAACCTTGCCAACATCATGGCAAGCCACGAGCGGTTGCTTGCGGATGCCCTGCACCTCGACCAGAACCGGATGCGTCGCTACTGCCGAACTGTCAACCCGAATTTCATCGAACAGCTGAACCGAAAAAAGCCTACCACCATGGCACAGCTTGCGGATATCTGGTACACCACAAACGGGGCGGAATACGGCAGAACACACCACTACAACGACAGCCGCTATCACATGACCAACTACCACGCCCTTTTCACGAAAGGAACGATTGAATTTCGCTTGTTCCAATTCGACAAACCTGCCAACGGCAGAAAAAACGGACTCCATGCCGGACAGCTGAAAAGCTATATTCAGCTTTGCCTCGCCCTTTCCGAACAGGCGAAACAGCTGCGAACTGTCAGCCCGAAACCACAACAAACCGAAAACCCGAAATTTGCGATGCGAACTTGGTTGATTCGGCTGGGGCTGGTCGGCGAGGAATTCGCCACAGCAAGAATGTTTCTGACCCGAAACCTGAACGGCGATGCCGCCTTTCGGTTTGGCAGAACGGCGTGAAAGGGGGTGTTTTCATGAATGGCAAACAGCCAGCACCGACCCGGCGGATTTGTCCACTGTGCCGGAACGCTTACACAGAACCCCCTGCCCTTTCCCGGACAGATTCCAAGACCCCGATTTGTCCCGACTGCGGCAGCCGACAGGCATTGCAAGCGTTGGGCGTTCCAGAAACGGAAATCCAACAGATTCTTCAAGTCATGCACCAGCACAAGAGCCTTTCGGCTCTCGGTGCAGAATGAAAGGTTTGCGAGCGGTTTATCGACCGCTCTCGCATTCCCAGAAAAATTCGTTCCAGTAGGCAGCCTCCTCCATGGCTGCCTCCCGGTCGTCCAACTCCTCGGTTTCGATGTCGATGTCCAGCAGCCGTTTCATGGTCGTTTCGTTTTCGGCGGCATCCTGAGCAGCGTAGGCAGCCGCCTCCGATTCGGTGAAGTGTTCTGCCTCTGATCCGGTCAACTCCAGTTCGTATTCCCAGTTTTCGTCTTCCCATGTGATAACCACTCTTTTTATGCGTTCCATTTTTTTTCATCCTCCGTTTTTTGTTTTTGCTTGGTTTCCCTTGCGGTACTGTTATATTACCTCTTTTCTCAAATAATTGCAAGTCGCTAAATGTACAGAAATACAGGCTTGTGTATCCGGAAACCATTGTGTCATTTACCCAAACCAAAAAGGAGAGCGTTTATGCCGTTTAAAAATCCGTTTCGCAGTCGGGACAAGCCGCAGCCCAAAGACCAATATAACAGCCGCTCCTATTCGTTCCACTTCGGACGCTCCAGCAGTGGGCGGCAGGCGGACGACTGGAAAGCCCTCCAGCTGACGGCAGTCTATGCGTGTATTCGGGTCTTGTCGGAGACCGTTGCCCAGCTGCCCTTACACGTCTATCAATCCACCAACACCGGAAAAGAGCGAGTACCCAACCATCCGCTCTATTTTTTACTCCACGACCAGCCGAACCCGGAAATGACCAGCTTTGTGTTTCGGGAAACGCTGATGTCCCATCTACTGATTTATGGCAACGCTTACGCCCAAATCATCCGGAATGGACGGGGCGAAGTCGTAGGGCTGTATCCCCTGCTCCCCGACCGCATGACCGTTGACCGGGATGACAAAAACCGTTTGATTTACCGCTACAGCTGCTATGAAAATGCCAACCCCAACCTGAAGAAACTCGGTGAACTGGTACTGCCGAGAGAGAACGTGCTACACATCCCCGGACTGGGCTTTGATGGTCTGATTGGCTATTCTCCGATTGCCTTGGCGAAAAATTCGCTGGGGCTGTCGCTTGCCTGCGAGGACTTCGGCTCTTCGTTCTTTGCGAACGGAGCAACTCCCTCCGGCGTGCTGGAATACCCGAACACCGTCAAAGACCCGGAGAAAGTACGGGATGCCTGGCGGAGAGCTTACGGCTCCGGCAACCGCCACAAAATCGCCGTACTGGAACAGGGCATGAAATACCAGTCGATTTCCATTCCCAACAATGAAGCCCAGTTCCTCGAAACCCGAAAGTTTCAGGTGGAGGAAATCGCTCGAATGTACAGAGTGCCGCTGCATATGATTGGCGACCTCGACCACGCCACATTCAGTAATGTGGAACATCTGTCACTGGATTTCGTGAAGTACAGCCTCGACCCGTGGCTTGTCCGTTGGGAACAGGGACTACAGAAAGACTTGCTCTGCGATTCCGAAAAGGGCAAGTATTGCATCAAGTTCAATGTAGAGGGCTTGCTGCGTGGCGACTATGCTTCCAGAATGCAGGGCTATGCGACTGCCCGACAAAATGGCTGGATGTCCACCAACGACATCCGGGAACTGGAAGACATGAACCAAATCCCAGAAGCAGAAGGCGGAAACTTGTATCTGGTCAACGGTAGCTTTACGAAGCTGAAAGATGCAGGGGCTGCCTATCAAACAACAGAAAGGAAAACACCATGAACCGATTTTGGAACTGGGTCAAAAACGAAGCGGAACCCGCCGAACCGGCAGAACTCCGACTGAATGGAGCAATTGCCGAAGAATCATGGCTGGAAGATGATGTCACACCTGCTCAGTTTCGGGCAGAACTGGAAGCCCATCCGGGCGATGTCACCGTCTGGATCAACAGCCCCGGCGGCTGTGTGTTTGCTGCCAGTCAGATTTATACCATGCTGCGAAACCACAACGGCAAAATTACCGTGAAGATTGACGGCATCGCTGCTTCTGCTGCATCCGTTGTGGCAATGGCAGGCGATGAAACTTTGATTTCCCCGACCGGAATGCTGATGATTCACGACCCGATGACCCTCGCCTATGGCAACAAGGCAGACATGGAACAGACCATCA